GAAAGCTGGATAAAAGAAGGTGATATGGATAAGTCTAAATTATATGGCTTTGACTTACCTGATGGAACTTGGTTTGTTAAGATGAAAATCAACAATGACGAACTTTGGAAAAAAGTAAAGGATGGTCAATTAAAGGGCTTGTCTATTGAGGGCTACTTTACAGACAAGATGTCTAAGCTATCTGAAAAGACACCAACAGATGAAGAAATACTCTCAGCATTAAATGAGATAATAAAAGAAAATCAAACAAAGTAATAACTATTCTATTATATTATAGAACCTAAAAAAAACACTATGGATTTAAAAGAACAAATATTAGTAGCTCTTGGTCTTAATAAAAAAGATGAAGAAGTGAAATTAGCTTGGCAGTCAAAATCTGAAGATGGTACAATCTTTGTATCTACTGCTGAAGAGCTAGAAGCTGGGGTGGACATCTCAGTATTAACAGAAGATGGAACAACTATCTTATTACCTGTTGGAACTTACAAGACTGATACTGGGGTATCATTCAGAGTAGAAACTGAAGGAATCGTGGCTGAGGTAATTGAATCAGAAACAGAAGAAGAAATTGAAGCATCTGAAGAATTATCTGAAGAAACATCTGAAACTGAATTAGCAGAAGAAGATAAAGATGAATATGATGAAGAAGCAGCAGTTTATGACTGGGAGGGTATGGAAAAGCGTATCAAAAATTTAGAGGATGCTGTTGCAGACCTTAAAAGAGATAAAGTAGGTGGTGATGACGAAGTTGAAGAAATGTCAGAAGCAACTGAAGAACCATCAACAAACCCTAAGTCAATAAAAACTACTGAAGTAGTAGAATTTTCAGCAGAAGAAGTGGCAGCAATAAAAGCAGAAAACGAAAAACTTAAAGATGAATTAGCAAAATCACCTGCTGATTCACCATTAAACACAAATAAATTTAGCTCTGAAAAATCTGAAAGGTCTTTTAGACGTGGAAAACTTACGAAACGTGAGAAGATTTTAATGGCAATAGAAAATAACAAATAACAAATACAAACTAAAAACTAAAAACTAAAAATTATGGCAGGATTTGACGTAACACAGGCGAATTTCAATGGTAAGGCAGCAGGATTTTATATTTCTGCGGCATTAGACCAAGCGAAATCATTAGAATACATGACTGTTTTAGAAAACATCAAGTATAAAAGTAACATACAAAAATTTAACGGATCAGGATTAGTGAAGGATACATCATGTGGATTTACATCAGCAGGTGACCTTGACCTTACTGAGGCGGTACTTAGCCCTAAGAGTTTACAAATTAACCTTCAAATTTGCAAGGCGGAATTGCTTACATCATGGGAGGCGTTAAACATGAGAGCAGGTAGAGATGCTGGTGCGCCAGTTTCTTTTGAAGATTATGTAGTATCTTATATGGGAGAAATCATAGCTGATGCAACAGAGAACTCTATATGGAGTGGTGTAACAGGAACTACAGGACAATTTAACGGACTTATGACTTACTGGTTATTACCTGGAACTGATGCAACAGTTGTTCAATCATCAGCATCAGCAGCTTATAGTAAGGCTAACATTATTGCTAACCTTACAACTTTCATGGATGATATTGTTGCTGGTACTACATCTACTATATTAGGTAGAGAAGATGCATACATTTTCATGAACCAAAAAACTTACCAATTCTACATTCAAGCACAAGCTGCTTTAGGATATGTAAATGTTTACAACAATGCAGAATGGGTACCAATGTACGAAGGTGTTAAAATTGCAGTTGTACCTGGAATGATAGACAACCAAATGTGTTTTGCACAAGGTAAAAATCTTTACTTCGGTACTGATTTATTATCTGATAGCACTCGTATAGCTTTACTAGATCAAAGTTTAGTAGATGGCTCAGATTCAATCAACTTAGTAGCACGATATACTGCTGGAGTTGTAGCTGGTATAGGAGCTGACGTTGCAAGACAATCGTAAATAACTTAATTAATAGAAGTGAGGGCTTCGGCTCTCACTCCTTTAACCTTTAAAAAATAAAATAACATGGCATGTACAGCTTTAACAAAGGGAAGAGGACTTGACTGTAATAGAATATCAGGTGGGATTAAGTTCATTTATTTTGCTGTCTACGATCAAGTAACTTCAATACCTACAGCAAATGGTGAGATTACTGACTTAGAGATGGGAAGTAATATGCTGTATAGATATACAATGCCTTTAGGTGTTGCATCTCTTACAGATACAATTACAGGTAGTCGTGAAAACGGGACTATTTTCTATACTCCAACAGTAAACATCATTCTAAATAGATTGACAAAAGAAGATCAAAATGAGGTGAAATTATTAGGAGCAACAAAGACAATAATCTTTGCTCAGTTAAATCAAACAGTAACAGCTACTGGACATGACGTAATAGTTTGTCTAGGTAGTGTTAATGGGATGGAATTAAATGCAGGGACTATGGACTCAGGAGCTAGTTTTGGTGACCGTAACGGTTACAGTCTGACTTTTGACGGCTTAGAAAATCAGCCTTTTCAGTTTGTTCCAGATTATACAACAAACCCATTTGACAATGCAGGATTTACATTGGGAGGAGTAGATTCTAACTAGGTTCAAATCTTATTAGTAGTTTTCATATATTCTCAGAAGGGAGTGGCTTCGTCCACTCTTTTCTCTATTATTGGTAAAGGTGTTTGCGTTCAATCGTGTATAGGTTTTTTAATCTAGCGTTTACCATTAGATTGAGGGGGCTTCGGCTCCCTTTTTCTTTATAAGGCAAATAAAAACAGGACTTTTCTATTATATATTAGACAAGGGAATTATGATACAAGCAATAACTGAAACTAACTTAACAACTTATTTACAAACGGAAGATAATCGCATAGATACTTCAGTTAGTTCAGACAAGATAAGACATTTAGTAAAGTTTACTAATGACATGGATAAGTCTACTCAATATGCTTATTCAACTGTGCATTTAGTATATGATAGATACACAAAGTTTGTCTTTGATTATAATTCTACTCCTGATGTTTATGAGGGTAAAATAAAGTTTTTACCTGCTGGGTATTGGAAGTATGAAGTGTATGAAGTGAGTTGGACAGGAGCAGTAGCAATTAGTGCAGGAAACGCCCCTGTAACAGAAGATGATGTATTGCCAGTAGCACCCACACATGGAGTGGTTCAAGGATTAGTAACTAAAGGAAAAATGTATGTAGCTGAAAAAGATGGAACACAAGAAGTTCAATATACACAAAGACAAGAGCCATCAGGAACAAATTACATTTATTACGGACAATAAAAAATTATGAAAGATAACATTATCAACATCAATTTAGAAACAAGTACAGCACCGATTGTAAAAGAGGTAAGAGGTAGGGAATGGATTGAATACGGTACTGACGATTGGGCTAACTTATACCCTCAGTTTCTTATTGACTTATACTATTCTAGTAGTATATCAGCAGCAATTATTAATGCAACAGCAGAGATGGTTGCAGGTGAAGATTTAATTATTGAAGATGATGATGATAGAGATTTAGATGCTAGAATTAAGCTACAAAACTTTATGAATAGAGCTAATGGTAATGAGAGCTTACATGAAGTAATTAAAAAGATGGCTTTTGATTTTAAATTACAAGGAGCATTTGCTTTGAATATCGTATGGTCAAAAGATAGAACGCAAATAGCTGAAATTTATCACGTGGGTGTGGAAAAAATACGTTGTGCTAAACCTGATGAATTTGGAAAAATTAAAGGGTATTATGTTAGTGCGGACTGGACAAACACTAGACAGAACAAGCCTTACTACGTTCCTGCATTTAATACTAATGATAGAACATCAGCAAACCAAATAATGTATTCAGGTCTATATAGCCCTAACATGAACAGCTATTATACCCCAGATTATGTATCTTGTAACAACTGGGCATTGATTGATGCTAGAGTGTCTGAATATCACTTAAACAATATCTCTAACGGATTCGCAGGTTCATTCATGATTAGCTTTGCTAACGGAATACCAACACAAGAAGAAAGATTACAAATAGAACAAAGTCTATCAGAGAAATTCTGCTCTGAAACAAACGCTGGTAAATTCGTCCTTACGTTCTCAGACGATAAAACAAGAACTCCTGAAATAACACCAATAAGCACAAGCGATTTGGATAAAAGCTATTTAGCACTCCAAGAACTGCTTACTAGCAACATCCTCTCAGGTCATAGGGTGACTTCTAAGACACTTATGGGTATTGATAGTACCAATGGCTTCAGCTCTAATACAGACGAGCTTATAAACGCTGCTAACTTTTATCTTAATACGGTAGTTAAGCCATTTCAAGACCAAATAGTAAAACAGCTTAGAAAAATATTTCAAGTAAACAATATGGATATGCCTGTAAACTTTGTACAGCTTAAACCAATAACAGTTCAATTTGATTCTAAAACTCTAAGAGAAGTTATGACACAAGACGAAATTAGAGAAGAGCTTGGATTAGAGCCATTAGGTGATGAAGCAACTATTGAGCAAGAAGTGAAATTTAGCAAAGTAGGAATGATAGATGGTGAACCTGTTTTTAGCACAATAGAAGAAGCTGAGGAACATGCTAAGACAAAAGGATGTGAAGGGTATCACGAGCATGAATTAGAGGGTGAAACAGTTTACATGGCTTGTGAAGGGCATGAAGAAGCAACAGAACTTTCTAAGTTTATAGAAGAGTATGGTGAAGATATACCTGAAGGATGGGAATTAGTAGATGATGAAATAGTAGATGGTGAACACCAAGATTTTGATTTTGAAGCAGAATTGAATAAAGTAGCAAGTGAAAAATTTAACTTTGTAAGAACAGGGAGGGCAAATCCAAATGTAAGAAGTGAGCAAGATGGTTTAAATAAAGATGGTGATAAGTTTTTTAAAGTGAGATATATGTACACTAAAAATAATGCATTAAGTCAAGAAGGAGAAACAAGAAGTTTTTGTAAATTGATGATGGCTACAAAAAAAATATACAGAAAAGAAGATATTTTAAGAATGACTAATATAGCTGTTAATCCTGGATGGGGGGCTAGAGGTGCTGCTACCTACTCTATATGGCTTTACAAAGGAGGCGGAAATTGCCATCATTATTGGAGGCGTGTAGTATATCAAGCACCTGCTAGTGATGCAGACTTTGTTGTGTACCCTGACAACATTACAACAGATAAAATTATTACAGCAACAAAAGCAAGAAGTGAAGGATTTACAATTAAAAGAAATGATGGTCTAGTGGCAAGAGCGCCTAAGACTATGGTTAATCAAGGATTTTTAGAACCAAGATAATTATGGCATACGTATTATTTATATCAGAAGAAAAATTAAAGGATTCAACAGCAATCAATTTGAATGTAGATGTGAATCTATTATTGCCATACGTAAGACAGGCACAGAAGCTGTATGTTGAAACAAAGCTAGGAACGAAACTTACACAGAAGCTTAAAGATGAAATTGTAGCAGGTACTTTAGCAGGAGCTTATAAGACTTTAGTAGACGATTACATTGGCGACATGCTGCCGAATTGGGCGTTTTATCACGCTATTCCATTTCTTAGATTTAAAATAGAGAATGGTAATATTTACTCTAAGACCTCTGAAACAGGAACAGCTTTGTCTACAGAAGAAGCTCAACACCTTAGAGAAGAAGTAAGAAATACTGCGGAATATTATACAGAGCGTCTAATAGACTATATAACAAATAATACAGGTAGCTTTCCTGAATACTCAACAAATAGTGGTGCAGATGTGTCGCCAGACCGCAATGCCTACTATAATGGGATGAACCTTGAAAGACCTAGACAAACTACAAAACTAACATTAAGAGATTTTATACCGCCTGGAAACTAATGAAGAAATATTACAAGACAAAGCCTAAAAATATAAATAAACTAAAGACATACCTAAAAGATGCCATTAAAACAAATAACAAAGGATGTAGGGGAAGTGCTGGGAGTAAACACAAT